CCGCATTCTCGGAAGAACGACAGCCAGCACAGGCTCCATCGAGGAGATCCAAATCGGATCGGGCTTGAGTCTTTCGGCGGGGCAGCTTTCGGCTACGTCATCGGGCGGCATCTCCGCAGTCGGCGCATCCACCGCCGATGTGTTGAGCGTGAGCGGCAGCGATCTGGTTGCCGATGACCCGAATGCTGACCGCATCGTTTTCTGGGACGATAGCGAGAGCAAACTGCGCTATCTGGAGGCGGGCACGGGGCTGTCGATTTCGGGCACGACGATGACGGCTACGTCAACATTCGACCCCGCCAGTCCCGCAGCCCTCGGCACGACCACGCCGAACACCGCAGCTTTTACCTCCCTTACAGGCGCACCCGCCGCCAACACCGCAGCCTATGCCGTCACGGGCTATTCGCTCACGGGCAGCAACGCGCAGAGCGTCATTGATCTCGCTGGCACTTGGAACACCACGGGAACGCCGAGTGCGTTTAAGCTAAACGTCACCGACACGGCGAGCAATGCTTCGTCGCTTTTGATGCAGTTGCAGACGGGTGGGACGAATCGGTTCACTGTTGCAAAAGGCGGCGGCGTGACGGCTGGCGGAACAATGACCGCTACAGCATTTGCCACCGCTGTTGGCTCTGGTGAATATTCAGGTGCTCCAGGTTTCCCAACATTAAGAGCAGGCGGGGTGAACGGACTGTGCGTAACAAATAACAGCAATGTATTTGTATGCGCGAATGGTGGATGGTCAATAGGATGGGCAATTACTGATCCCACTGGCACTACACGCGATGTTGCCATGTGGCGCGATGCCGCCGCTACTTGGGCTTTGCGCGATGGAGTGAACGCGCAGGAAATGCGCTGCTATGGGACGTTCACAAGCAGCACGAACTACCAGCGCATGACCGTCAAGAGCGTAAAGCAAACGCTTTCCGCTCTCTCTGGCGCATCAGCTACCACCACGGGCACATTCATTCCAGACGGCGCTGTAGTGGTCGGCGTGACCACGCGAGTCGGCACGGCCCTCACTGGCGCGACAGGCTACACCATCGGTGACGGCACAGACGCCGACCGCTGGGGCGACATTACGGGAACTGCCATCGGCACGACCTCCGACAATGCCAACTGGACGGCTGGAACTATCGAATGCTTTACCGTAGGCGGCAACGTTACTCTGACTGCCAATGGATCAAATTTCACCGCAGGAGCCATCGAAATCTGTGTGTTCTACCTCGCGGGGCAAGCTGACTAAAAAATATGAGCCTAATTACACTACCAACAAACCAACCGCCATCCGCGCAGCGCATCGCGCTTTCGCTACTGGAAAAAATCAACGGCCAACTCGACCAGCGCGTCCAAGCGCACAAGGGAATGTGGAGCGACTTCTGGCAAAACAATGACGCCACGCCCGAAGAAATCCTTGCGGCGATGGGAACCAACGCGCATCTCCTGCTCGGATCAGCTACCGAATCCGTGCGCCACATTGACGAAGTGGCGGGGCTGGCGGGCAAGACCGCAGCGGACTTTCTGGAGCCAGAGGAAATCGCGGGCCTGCGCCCGATGGTTGCCAACGAAGACGGGACCGTCACCCTGCAATGAACACCGTCACTCTGACCGCCGAACAAGCCCGCATCGTCATGCAATGCTTGGATCTCGCCGTCAAAACCGGCGGGCTGAATGCAGCCGCGCAGATCCTTCCGCTGGCTACGAGCATCGAGAAGCAACTCACGGAGGAAGCACCCGCTAACGAGTGATGAGGACTGTCACCTTACAGTCTATCCTCCTCCGCGCATGGCAACGTGTCGGCAACGACGCCAGCACCATCGACGCCATCCCATCCGGCGCAAGAACCATGATGGTCGCCGCCGCCAACGAGCGCATCGCCGACTGCTGGGAATGGGCGGACTGGCCTGAACTCATGCGCGTCGAAGAACGCACCGTCGAAGGCAACGACACGACCGGCTACTTCATCCCTTACGAGCAGGTAGGTCAGCAAGTGATGGGAGAGGTATTTTCCGTCCTGCGTGACAACCCCGCAACCCACGTCGCGCCCCGCCAGATTGGCTACACCCTCCTCGGCGACAACGTCCGCTTCCCACAAAGCACCGACCTTCCGACCACCGTCTACGTCAACTACCGCGTCCGCCCGACCGAATACTCCGCGAGCAACCTCTCCGCGACCGTGCCCGCCGTCATCGCCAAAGCAGTCGGCTATCTCCTGACCTCCGACCTCCTCACCGAAGACGGACAGCTCGACAAAGCGCTCGCCATGGAACAACTCGCCGAGTCCGAGCTGATCTCCCAGCGCGACAAATACTATTTCCAGCAGGGCCAGCCATCCACATGGACCGCCCGCGTCAACCAATACTAAATCCTATGGCACATCCCAACACACGCATCACCAACTTCATCAACCGCACCGTCACCGTCACGCCGGTGCTCGACACCAACGCCTACACGGCGAACGACGTTCTGTTCCCGACCATCGAACTCGACTTCGGCAACGCCCTCGTCAGCGGCGTCATCAAGCACGCCTCGATCCTCGACACCGACGACCAAGCCTCGCAGACCATCACGCTGTATTTCGCCGGGTCCACCTTCACCCTCGGCACGGCCAATAGCGCCATCAGCATCAGCGACGCAGACGCCGAGAAGCTCCTCGGCACCGCCGCCGTCACCACCAGCACGGATCTCATCGGCAGCCGCTTCGGACAAAACACCGACATCGGCTTGCCCTTCACCGTCAACAGCGGCAGCCTCTTTGTTGCCGCCAGCACCGGCGGCGCCGGCACCCACAGCGCCAGCGGCCTCAAGCTCCGCGTCACCATCGAAGTCCACACCGAAAACTAAGCATGCCGCTTCCCTTCACAGTCCGCCGCACCGACCCGGATGCCGCCGCCTTCTGCGCCCGCAGCGGCGCCAGCGACCGCGCCGCCGTGTCCGCCTTCGTGCGCGGGGTGAAGGATCTCGGATTGTGGGAAAGCATGGTCTGCTGGCCCCTTCGCAGCAGCCAAAACGCCGGAACCGGCACCACGGCATATTCGCTGGGTGGGTTGGGGACGTTTGATGGGACGCTGACCAATGGGCCGGTGTGGACGGCAGATGGTATTACAAAAGCCAACGCCATCGAACAAATAGATGTCACTGGAACTAGCGCGGCGCTGCGAGAAGCCAATTCTGTGTTTGCGTGCTTTAAGTCATCCGCAGATGAAGTCCTACTCCAGCGGGTGTTCAACTGCCAAGGCGGCACCGCTTCTAGCAATTACTGGCAAACTCAAATTGGGACAACAGACCCTGTGTTTGCGAATGTTTTTGAAACTAGAAATTCGGTCAATAACAACCCAACCGGAGTAAGCATAGCGGGCAGAGACCTGTTGTTTAATTTTTGGGGCGCAGCTCGCGGCAGCACGACAACGCGGCAGTTTGCTAATGGCAGCGCTGGAGCGGAGCAAACAGGACTTTCAGCCCGCAATCCTACAGGCACGCCCAATGTTGACATGATTGGGACGAGCGGCGCGTCCGGCGCCCGCGGCACGCTGTCGTTTGCGATCGCGCTTACGCCGACCATCTCCAGCGGCGATATGTCAGCACTTTACACCCTCTACAAATCCACCTTCGGCACCGGCCTCGGCTTACCATGAGCAACTTCGAGACCACCGAAAGAATCATCGCCGTGCCCGCCGAAGCGGTAGGCACGATGTTTCCCGACCTCCTCGCGCAGTATGGCCAAGAACTGCCCGACGCCGGACGCAGCATCCTTACCATCGGCGGGCACTGGGACGATGCCGAGAAGACCCGCATCCGCGCTGCCAGCCTGACGGACGGCACCATCACCGGCCAGCCGCTCACCGACGGGCGCCTCGCCTTCCGCTGCCTCTGGCAAGCCGACCTCGCCGCTGCGTTTGATGCTGGCGAGATCAACGGCGCCGAGCAACTGACGGAAGAACAACTCTCAGCCCTCATCCCTCAACCCTCAACTGCCCCATGACGTATTGGCACACACATTTTTCAACAACCGAGAAGGGTGTCATCGGCACGGTCACATCCCTCGGCTCCTCCGCCTTCAGCATGCTGCCCCACCTTGAAACAACCCTGCGAGTCGCCGGCCTTTGTGTCGGCCTCGCCGTCGGCATCGTCACCCTAATTTCGGTCCTTCACGACCTCAGAAAGAAACAGAAAGAACTAAAGAAATGAGAAACTGGAAAACGAACCTACTCGGAGCACTCACTATCATCGCCAGCTTGTCCACGGCCGGACGCGAATTTCTGGCCAGCGGCACAATCCCCGACCTCGGCCTCATCTCCGCGAGCCTGCTCGCCGGTTGGGGCTTGGTCATGGCGAAAGACAACAACGCGAGACTCTGACTCCATGCCCGCCCGCGTCACAAAAGCCATTGCAGTTGCGATCCTCGCCGTGAGCTGGGCTGCTCTTGCGGGTGGTTGCGTGACCATCGGGTATGACTTCTTGAAGCAACAGGCAACCGTGACCTTCGACGCGAAGGCTGTCAAAGAGCCAAGCAAGTGATCCCTAAAAACAGGCCACAGCAAAAACGGGTAGACACCGAGCGGCAATTAAAGGCCGCTGGAGTCAGCGACCCGGTGTGTCTTGTCGGCATTCGTGGCTACTACCGCGACAGCATGGGCGCGACCGGCAAGAACGACCGAGGCATCTATGACGACGCGCTCATCCTTGTTTCGCCCAATGTCCACGCCGCATTCAACGCCAACGTCGATCCGGCCCGCAGCGGAAAGAACCCAAAGATCGGCAAAGGCTACGCATCGCTCAAGTCAGGCGTCTACCGCTACAAGCTGGGCAAGCACGGCCTTCGGAGCGGCAACCCTTACAAGGCTCTGGTGCAGGGCGATGCAGTCACCGTCCTGCGTGACGGCGGCAACGAAGAGACCGGCTTCTTCGGCATCAACATCCATCGCGGCGGAATCACCCGCACAAACAGCGAAGGATGCCAGACCCTGCCGCCCGCCCAGTGGCCCGCCTTCATCTCCCTCGTTGAGTCCGAGATGAAAAGGAACAACGCCAAGACCGTCAGCTATGTGCTGACCAGCCGCAAAGACATTTCCTAAACCTCTCAACCCTCAACTCTCAACCCTCAACTTTCCCATGGCCAAAACAATCGGACAACTAACCCAAGCCACAACCCTCGCACCCGGAGACGAGTTCCCCATCGAGCAGAGTGGCGTCACCAAGCGCGTTGCTGCCTCTGTCGTGCGCGGCGGACTGACTGATGGCAACATCGATGCGGCGGCGGCGATTGCGCTTTCCAAGCTGGCGACCGGAGCACTGCCTACGGCAATCACCGTGTCCACTGCCAACCTTGTCGCGGCCGTAGCCAACGCATTAGTGCCTGTTAGCACGGTGCAGTCATTTGCCCGATCCACGGCCCCGACCGGATGGTTGGCGGCCAACGGCGACACCATCGGCAGCGCAGCGAGCAATGCAACCAACGCTTCGGCTGACTACTCGGCATTATTTACCGTGCTATGGGACAACTGGAGCAACACCGACCTGCCCATTTTAGATAGCGCGGGCGCTGCCTCAACTCGCGGCGCCAATGCGGCGGCTGACTTTGCGGCCAACAAGCGCCTGCCCCTACCCGACCTGCGCGGCATCTTTGTGCGCGGCAGCGGGTCGCAGACAATCAGTGGTATTACTTACAACAAGACTTTTGCCGCTAAAGAGGGCGATGCGTTTCAAGGTCACTGGCACCAGTCCGTCTACGCCACGAACAACAACATCAACAGCACGTTCGATACAAGGACATCAACTACGACCGCGACGACAACCGACAACAATGCTGTTCGCAGCCCAATAGCAGACGGCACCAACGGAACCCCGCGCACGGCCAGCGAAACCCGCCCCGCGAACATCGCGCTGCTTTACTGCATCAAGTTCTAAATGCCTTTAGAAAGCCCCATCCTCCGCGACGGCGACGCCGGATTCGCTGGTTACGCCAGCCGAATCAATCCGGTGGCATTGCCCGCTGGCATGCTCCAGCTCTCGGAGAACATGCGGCTGGATCGTGGCGTGGCGGTTACACGCAAGGGCGCGAAGCGCATGGCGGATGCGATCAGCGTAGCCAGCTCGCCGCTCACGGTGCCGTTTGTGCTCAACCCCGCGCCCAACGCGCCGATCGTGCAGAGTGTCTACAGCGGCGGCATCTTTGCGGCATCTGTCTACCGCTCGCCGGATCAGGTGCAGAGCGCGGAGATCGTTGTGCTGGCGGGCGGCGACCGCGCTTACACCATTCTCTTGGACGACAACCAATCCTTCGCCGGTGTCTGGGCGGGCGGCTTTCTGGTCACTGATACCGGAGAGGAGATCGTAGACGAGAACGGCGACACCATCGTCATCAGCGTGCTCCCGCAGGAGCTTGGCTACCCGACATCACCGGATGAAGTCATCGAGCCGACCGACACGATTTCCATGACGCAGGCCAACGACCGCCTTTACCTCTTCCGCGAAGCCGACGCCTCGCGCCCCGGCTGGGTGATCAAGAACGTGACCACCGGCGGCATCACGGTGGCGTCCACCACGGCGACCGTCAATCTGACCGGCCACGGCTTCCCTGCCGGTGCCCGCGTGCGTATTGAGGGCAGCAATGTCGCTGCCTTTGACGGCGTGGAGTATGACATCGCCACGGTCTCAACGAACTCCTTCACCATCACCGTGCCGTCCGGCACTGCGACCGACGCCACGACCAGCGGCCGCACCATCCGCCGCGTGAAGGCGCCGCTTTACTGGGACGGCGTCACGACTGCGTTTGTCCGCAGTCCCGCAGGCGTGCCCGCCGGAATGTCGGCGACCTTCAAGACCATGCGCTCGACGCCTTGGGGCACCTACGTCAACAACCGGCTCGTCCTGCCGGACGGCAAGAACAACGTGCTCATCAGCGATATCTTGGACGCCAACACCTACGATCCTTACTGGCAGTCCTTCCGCGCCGGTGCGGGCAGCAATGACTTCGTCGTCGCGGTCCATCCGTGGGTGGAGAACAGCTTCCTCGTTTTCTGCCGCAAGTCCATCTGGCTCGCGGAGGTCAACCAATTTGCCAGCACAGACGGCGCCTCTACGGCCATCGACACCGCGCTCAGTAAGCTCACGCTCCTCACCGATGAGGTCGGCTGCGCGGCCCGCCGCTCCATCGCCACAGCAGGGCAGTTTGTCTATTTCCTCAGTGACTCCGGTGTCTACCGCCTCGACAGCCGCCTTGATCTAAAATTGCGCGGCGACACCAAGCCTCTCAGCGACCCCATCGCCAACCAGCTCGACGACCTCAACGCGACCCTGCTCAAGAACTCGGTCGGGCTATGGTATAGCAACCGCTACTATCTGGCGGTCCCGCTGGCCGGTGCGGACAACAACAACGGCGTCTTCCTTTACAATGCGCTGAACGACCAGTGGGAGACGCGCGACATTTATGGCTTCGGCGTGGATGACTTCGTAGTGGCAACCCGCGCCAACGAGCGCCGCCTCTTTGTCAGCAACAAGGCCGGCCGCCTCATGCTCCTCGATGAAGTCGAAGAAGGCGACCAGTCGCCCGACGTGCAGGCCGATGTCATCACGCCGGTCCCCGGCCGCATCGTCACCCGCCGCTACGGCATGGGCAGCATGTCAACGAAACGCTTCGTCCGCAGCCTCGCCGATGTCGTCCTGCCTAACACCGGCTCGGTCACGGTCAAGGCCATCACGATCAACCCCGACGCCACGATCACGCTGGTGCCGGGACAGACGAACACGTCCGGCTTGGCAGAGGACTACACGCTCAAGCAGCCAATCCGGCAGAAAGCACACTACTGCGAACTGGAATTTCTAACCACGGCCAACCGGCCGGAGATCCGCAACGTCTCAATCGAAGCCGCAGGGCCGAGCAACCCGCCGACCGAGACAAGGAACGCAGCGTAACAACTAAGGAACAAAACCATGGCAACACTCACGATCACCCCCATCAAAACCTTTGTCTCCGGCGAGACCGTCTTGCCATCAACGCTCAACCAGCTCGCTCAGTCCACCGCGGCGCTGACGGCTGGGACCATTGTGGACGCCGATGTGTCGGCGAGCGCGGCGATTGCGGCGAGCAAGCTCTCAACGGCAGCGCAACAGGCGTTGCTCCCCGCAGGTGCCATCATGCCCTTTGCCATGAACAGCGCCCCCGCAGGCTGGCTGGCGGCAGACGGCACCGCAGTAAGCCGCAGCACCTACGCCGCGCTATTCAGCGCCATCGGCACGACCTACGGCGTGGGTGACGGCAGCACGACTTTCGCGCTGCCCGATCTTCGCGGCTACTTTGTGCGCGGCAGTGGAACCAACAGCGACGGCACTGCGGCTGGGGCGTTTGGCACCAAGCAGGCGGATGATCTTAAAAGCCATACGCACAGCTACGGCGATGTCAGAAACTCATTCACATCTCAATTTTCTGTGGTAGGCGGATCGGGCATGGACGGAGCAACGGACACCTCAAGGACAACTGGAGCAACCGGCGGCACCGAAACTCGCCCGAAGAACATTGCCATGCTCTATTGCATCAAGTTTTAAGCATGACCCCATGGCAAAAGGCAAAACACTGGTGGGACAACCACAGCACACAAGACTTCTGGGAAGCAGTCGGCGAGCATCTGTCGGCGGGCTATGTGTGGAACAGCCCAAGCTGCTTCATGCTGGCCAAAGCCTGCCGGTGGAACGCGGAGGAGCAAAACTTTGAACCCGGGGAAGCTAACTGCTGGTTCGTCACTCTGGCTGCTGGCACTGCTGGCACAAACCCTGTGCGGGAGTGCCTTCGTGTGGCGCCGCATCCGCAGACCTTTGTGGCATGGTGCCGCAGGGGGAGCTTTGAGCCGCGAGTCTATTCGTGGAAACAACTAACTAAGAAAGTAGGAGGACAATAATATGGGTGGAGGAAGACCGTCAGCACCAGCGCCGCAACCAGTGCCAGCCGCACCGGCGCCGATTGATTACGACCGCATGTATGCCGCTGCCACACGCAGCGCCATAGCGCAGATGCGCGAACAGGAGGCGCAGCTACAGCGCCTTTACCCGCAGATGACCGCGCTCCAGATGGAGACGGCGCGGCAGGTCGGCCGTGAGCTGGACAACGAATATCTCCAGCGCACGCGCGGCGTCATTGGCGAGGAGTTGCAAGCGGCCTCGGCGCCCAGCGCCATCGAGGCACAACTCCAGCGTGACGCGGAAGCTGAACTCGCCCTTGGAAGATCCCTGACAGCCGAGCAGCAGCGTGACGCAACGCAGTCGGCGCGCGCCGCCTTCGCCGCTCGCGGCCTCGGCACCTCGATGGGTAGCAGCGCAGCGGAGATTCTTAACCGTGACGCAATGGGCCAGCAGCGCCTCGACCAGCGCCGTCAGTTTGCGCTCGGAGCCAACCAACTGGACCTCGCCCGCCGCCAGCGCCGCATTGGACTGGCGACAGGCTACGGAGACCTTGATCCGTTTGCGCGCGGCATCAACTCGGCGTTCCAGCTTGGCAGCGCCACCATGGGGCAAGGCACGCAGCTTATCGGCCAGACGTTTGGCGATGCCGTGCGGACTGCGGGCGGAATCGAAACCTTTAACACGAACATGCTGGCGTCCAATCGCAATGCTGTGCTCAACAACAACGCGGCCATGCAGGCTGCGGCGATGCAGTCAGGGGCCATGGGGCAGTCGGGCATGATGGGCATGCTTGGCGGCATTGGCGGCGGTGCTCTCACCGGAGTCGGGTTGGCACTCTAATATGGACAAACTTGTCGCAGACACTTGCCGCAAGGCGGAACGCTGGCTCAATGAGTTCAGCGCCCCGTGCGTGCTATGGAGCGGCGGCAAGGACAGCAACGCCATGCTGCACATTCTGCTGCACAAGGTCGGCGTGAAGCTGCCATGCGTGCAATACCGCGACCCTTGGTTCCGTGACCGCTATGAACTGGCTGACGCACTGACCCGCGCATGGGATCTCGACGTGCATGATTACCCGCCAAGCCGAGTCGCCCTGACTGACGGGACATCGCCGGACGGCAAGCATCAGATCGACTTCTTAAAGTATCAGCAATGGGGGCAGCAGACGGCGCTCATCATCTCGATAGGCTCGCAGCCTCCGGTTGATGGCAAGCCATGGCGCTGCGGTCTGGACGCCTTGCAACGTCCCTTGGGCGCCTTTGCTTGGCCTTGGGACGCCTGCTTCCATGGCCAGAAGTCGGCCGACGTTGACCCGATCAAGGGGTTGCTCCCCCTGTCGG